GCAGCCGGCCGCGACATCGGCCCGCCGCCGGCAGTCGTCGATGCCGCTCGCCGCGATTCCTGCCGGCTCGACTTCCGGCTGTTCTGCGAGACCTACGCCGCAGAGTCGTTCCCGCTCGCATGGTCGCCCGACCATCTGACCGCGATCGCCAAGATCGAAGCGTCGGTCCTTCGCGGCGAGCTGTTCGCGTTCGCCATGCCAAGAGGCAGCGGCAAGACCACGCTCTGTGAGTGGGCGTGCCTGTGGGCGCTGCTCAACGGCCACCGGCAATTCATCGTGCTGATCGGCTCCGATCAGGCGATCGCCGAGCAGATGCTCGACTCGATCAAGAGCCACCTCGAGCAGAACGAACTCCTGGCGGCCGACTACCCGGAGGCGACCTACCCGATCCGGGCGCTCGAGGGGATCAACGCCCGTGCCCGCGGGCAGACGATCGACGGGACGCCGACCAAGATCGAGTGGACCGCCGATCAGATCACACTCGCCACCGTCCCCGGCGGGGCGTCGTCGGGGGCGGCCGTTCGCGTCGCCGGCATCACCGGCCGCATACGCGGGCTCCGTCACACCCGACCGGACGGCAAGACGATCCGCCCCGACCTCGTGCTCATCGACGATCCGCAGACCGACGAGTCGGCCGCGAGCCCGTCGCAGTGTGCCACCCGCGAGCGGACGCTCTCCGGGGCGATCCTCGGCCTTGCCGGCCCCGGCAAGACGATCGCCGGGCTTTGCACTGTCACCGTCATCCGCACCGACGACCTGGCCGACCGGCTCCTCGACCGGCAGCGGCACCCGTCATGGCAAGGCGAGCGGACGAAGCTTGTCTACGAGTGGCCGGACGCCGAAGACGCTTGGAGCCAATACGCCGAGCTTCGGCGAGAGGGACAACGGGACGGCACCGGCACCGGCGCGGCCGACGAGTTCTACCGGCAGCGGCAGGCCGAGATGGACAAGGGCGGGCGAGTTGCGTGGACCGAACGCAAGGCTATCGGCGATCTCTCGGCGATCCAGCATGCCTGGAATCTGCGGATCGACCGCGGCGAGGCGGCGTTCAACGCCGAGTTTCAGAACAGCCCGCTCGCCGATGACATCACGACCGACAAGCTCGACAAGCGGCAGCTCGTGCTGCGAGCGACGAACATCGCCCGCGGCATCGTGCCGGCCGGGCACACGAAGCTCACCGCGTTCGTGGACGTGCAGGACCGGCTCCTCTACTGGCTCGTCGCGTCGTGGTCGGAGTCATTCGGCGGGCACGTCGTCGCATACGGGGCACACCCGGACCAAGGCTCGTCGTACTTCGAGGCGGCGTCGGCTCGGAAGACGCTCGCTCTCGCCACACCCGGTGCCGGGTTCGAGGCGGCGTTACGGGCCGGGCTCGACGAGACGGCGCGGCTCCTGCTCGCCCGTGATTGGCAGCGGGAGGACGGCGTGCCGATGCGGATCTCGCAGCTCATGGTGGATGCCAACTGGGGACAGTCGACGGCGGTGGTGCGCAACTTCGCTCGGTCGTCTCCGTTCGCGGCGTCGATCCTGCCGAGCCGCGGCAAGGGCGTCGGGGCGTCCGGTACGCCGATGGGGCCGCGAAAGAATCGCGGCGACCGGGCCGGGCTGAATTGGCTTGTCGGCAAGACCGCCGAGGGGACGCAGATCGAAGCGACCTACGACACGAACTTCTGGAAGACGTTCGTGTCGGCTCGTCTGCGGCTCGGGCTCGGCGATCCGGAGGCGATCATGCTCCACGCCGGACATCACGAGATGCTGATCGAGCACCTCGTCGCCGAGTTCCCGGTCCGCGTCGAGGCCCGCGGCCGCAGCGTGGACGAGTGGAAGTCGGTCGCCCGTGAAAACCATTGGTGGGACTGTCTCGTCGGGTGTGCCGTCGCGGCGTCGATCACCGGCCTCGAGCCGGCCGCCAGCGAGGGCGGATTCCGGAAGCGGAAGAAGGTGGCGATCCCCGCCGGCCCGGACGGCAAGCGGGTGATCGTCACGAAGCGACCGAGAGCGTAGCCAGACCCCCTCTCGATCCGTTGCCGTCTCCCGCATCGTGGAGGCATGAGCGACGAACTTGCTTCCAAGATCGACACGGTGGCCCAGGGGCCGAAGCGCGTCCGCACCGACGCCGGTGAGGTGGAATCGCAGTCCCTCGCCGACATGATCGAGGCGGACAAGTACCTCGCCGCCCGTGCCGCCACGGCCGCCTCGAACACTCACCGCGGTCTGCGGTTCAACGTCCTCAAGCCACCGGGGACCGTCTGAATGGGACTCGGCAACCTCATCCGCACCGGCCGGTGGTCGCCCCCGAAGAAGGCGATTCAGGTCGTCCGTCCGCTCGCACGGGCGCGGTTCGACGCCGCCCAGACGAGCGACGACAGCCGGCACTGGGCGAACGCCGACGCACTCTCGGCCAATGCCGCTCTCTCGCCCGAAGTCCGGCGGATCATCCGCAACCGCGCCCGGTACGAGCGGGCGAACAACGCCTACGTGCACGGGATCTGCGTCACGAAGAGCAACGACCTGATCGGCACCGGGCCGCGCGTGCAGCTCGACACCGGATCGCCGGAGGCAGACCGCGCCATCGGCCGGGCGTTCTTCGATTGGTCGTGGTCCGTCCGCCTGGCCGACAAGCTCCGCACCGCCACCGAGGCCCGCGTACTCGACGGCGAAGCGTTCGCGCTCTTCTTCACCAATCCGCGGCTCGATCCGCGTGGCGTGCAGCTCGATCTGCGGCTGATCGAGGCCGATCAGGTCGCCTCGCCGGCGTACGACTATCAACAGACGATCTCGCCCGACGGCTCGCTCGTGGACGGTGTCGAGTTGGATCGACACGGCAACGTGATCGCGTACCACGTTCTCACGTCGCACCCCGGCAGCAACTACCTGATTGGGATCAACGAATACGACACGATCGCCGCCGAGAACGTGCTGCATTGGTTCCGGCCGACGCGCCCCGGACAGCATCGCGGGCTTTCCGAGCTGACTCCGTGCCTGCGGCTGACGGCGAACATGCGGCGGTATACCGAGGCCGTGATCCGGGCAGCCGAGATCGCCGCCGACCTCGCGGCGTTCGTTCACTCGAACTCCCCGGCCGCCCAGGTGGACGAGGTGGACCCGTTTGCGGCGATTGAGATCGAGAAGGGCACGCTCACGACGCTGCCCGAAGGGTGGGACATCTCGCAGCTCAAGGCCGAGCAGCCGACGAACACGCACCAAGCGTTCACGCGGACAATCCTCGGCGAGATCGCGAGGGGCGTGAATCTGCCCTACCACAAGGCGGCTTTCGACGCCTCGTCTTACAACTACTCCTCGGCCCGCCTGGACGGCCAACTGCACGAGCAAAATGTCCGCGTCGAGCGTGACGAACTCGAGCGGGCATGGCTCGACCGGATCTTCCGGGCGTGGCTCGACGAGGCTCTCCTTGTGCCCGGTCTGATCCCGGCGGCACTGCCGCCGGCGACCGAGTGGAATTGGCAATGGGTGTGGGACGGCCGCGAAGGCGTCGACCCGAACAAGGAAGCGAACGCCACCGAGACGAAGCTCGCCACGCTCACCACGTCGCTCGCCGCCGAGTACGCCCGGCAAGGCAAGCAGTGGGATGTGGAACTGCGGCAGATCGCCGCCGAGCGGCAGCTCATGGCCGAGCTGGGGCTCTCGATCGGCGACCGGCCCGCCCAGGTCGTCGTGCCGCCGGCCGACGCCGTGGCCGCTGCCGGCGAGCCGGGCGTGATCGCCGAAGAGTCGTACAGGCCGACCGCCGAGATGGCGGAAGAGGCTGAACGTGGCCTCGCGTGGCGGCGTGAGTTCAACCGCGGCGGCACCGAGATCGGCGTCGCCCGTGCCCGCGACATTGCCAACGGTCGGCCGCTGTCGCTCGACACCGTGAAGCGGATGGCGAGCTACTTCGCCCGGCACGAGGTGGACAAGCAGGGCGAAGGCTGGAGCCCCGGTGAGGACGGCTACCCGTCTGCCGGCCGCATCGCGTGGGCACTGTGGGGAGGCGATCCCGGCCGCACGTTTGCCAATTCGATCACCGAGGAGGCCAACGCATGAGCGCACTCACGCTCCGGGCCGATGTGCAATTCCTCCGAGCTGGCCACGGCGAGGGTGAGGCACTCACAACGCCACGGACGCCGCGGTTTTCGATGGTCGGCTACACGGGCGGGATCATCCGCCAATCGTGGAGCCGCGAGCCGATCGTGATCGACCTCGCCGGCATGTCGGTGCCGAGCGTGGTGCCGATCGTCTTCGGCCACGACTACTCGCTCGAGTCCGTCCTTGGTCAAGGCTCTGCCTCTCTCGGCACCGAGCTGGTGATCG